TCTCCTGCATCCAACAACTGCATCACATGACTTTGTTTGTGTTGTGCCGGATCATCTGCAATCTCACTGTTAGTGTAGTCTACAGTGAACAAATACTTGGCGGGAAACATCTCGCCGTTTATTTTAGCCAACCAAGGACATGGTGTGGCTCGGTCTAATGTATATACTGCATGATGGTGTGAAGAGCAGTCCCAAGGCTGCGCATCATGTGTTGCCATAGGCTCAGGCCACTCTTCGAGCGGGATGTCTGCAACCAGTGCTGTGATAGGCATTCTTGCCCACATTGCACCACCATGAACGGTATCTTCTTCTTCATCTTCTGCTTCACAACCAGTAAAGATAACTTGAAAACTAAGAGACCGATTTGGAATTGTAGTTACAGCAACAACCATAGCATGTAGAAATTCGCCGTGATACTTCTCATGATTGTGAGTGTATTCACGACGAACCCATGCTTTGAAATAAGGGATGTTACTTTGTAGGTAGGGCATTGTAGTTAAAAGATTCCTTTGAATCCTAATCCTGAAACTTGCGCTCCACCAACTTTACCGCCTTTAGCCATACCCTTGGGTTTAACCTTACCACCATATCGCATACCTTTAGGCTTAACCTTACCACCCATTTTCATTCCCTTGGGTTTTACTTTGCCACCCATCTTCATTCCCTTGGGCTTAACCTTACCGCCCATCTTCATTCCCTTGGGCTTAACCTTACCGCCCATCTTCATTCCCTTGGGTTTTACTTTGCCACCATTACGGTAGCCTTTCTTTTTTTTCATAGCCATGTGAGTTCTCCTTTAAAACTGTCTAACGGCACCCTTAGTTCTTTTACGACGATCAGGCATGACCGCCCCGCAACCTTTAGCCACTGCTGTGCCTTTTTTTGACTTACCTCTAAAAGGTCTTTTTGGCTTAGTTGTTTTTATTTCACCCCCATTTTTTAAGTTTTTAACTTCTGCTTTTTTGGTGTTTTTGACGACTGTTTTTCCTTTTGCTCCAGCTTTTTTCTTTTTCTTTGCAGTCGCAGCTCTATCTTTTTTAGAAAGAGAACGTGCCTTAGACCTTGGAAGGCATCTGTCAGGGTTCTTCTTATCTTTTGAAGTACCGCAGGGACCTTTAATCTCACCATCGGTTCCTATCCTTACCCAATCTTGTTTTAACCATTTCTTGAGTTCACCCATCTATTTACCTTTACGTTTGCCGCCCTTCGCTTTTTTAGCATAGTTCGGATCTTTACAATATTTAGATGCAGCAAGGTTTGCATACGCTGATGGATACGTATCAAAGGTTCTTTTTGCCCAAGCTTTACCCTCTGGACATATCTTACTACCTTTAGATTTAGCAGAAACTTTTCCGCCTTTTTTGTAATACGTTAAACCTTTCGGAGTGCGCTTACTCTTTTGAGGCGGCTTCGAAATTTGCTGTCGCATCTGTGCCCTGGACATTGCCATATCGTATCTCCATTTGCGTTTTCATAAAATCAATCTGTGAGGCCATGACTTCTGTTCGTTTATCAACAGCGATCAAAGTCTTTGTAACCCAATCAGCCCAACTGTAACCAACGCCTCCGACACCAATGATGAAAGCTGTTACAAGAGTTACTGTCACTTGTTTATTTAACATCTCCACCTTTTCCTAGCTTGTCTTAAACGTGAGTTTGGATCTTTAGCTGCTTTTGGAAACTTTTTCATCTGACCCGCAGATCGAGCACAAAAAGATTTACGACGTGCTTTTTCTGATTTAGTCAGACCCTTTTTCTTAGTCACCGCAGTTTTTAATTTAGAACCGGGATTTTTACGACGGTATGCTTTCACACCCGCCTCAGTCATTCCCGCCCCTTTCTTTGTGGGGCGGAAATTCTTTTTGTTTCTCTTCGGCATCTTATCGCGTTTACGCTCTGCCATTACACTATCCAAAGAATCCAGTGATTGAATCAATATTGGTGAGCGTCACATGACACTCATCACTAAAAATCATACCATGGTCTGGAATGGTGATTTGGTTATCATCACTTTGATGAAACACCATGGATAATAGCGTTGCTCCACTAGAACCATTTTTGAACACAACCGCAGGAGAACCGCTACCCGCAGTCTTTACATAAAATGCTTTTAACCTAGTTCGACCACCCTGTAGGGTACCAGTCGCAGTGACTGTCTTTGCAGAAATAGAAGCAGCCATAATGCCCTCCTATTAGCTTAAATCACTGGCTTGTTGGTACAGAATTGTAAATCGAATAGATCCTGCGTTTGAAGCACCTGTTGTTTTAACTGTAACACGAAGATCTACATCTCCAATGTCTGACCACCCTAAAGTCGCTCCGGCTTCAGTTGTAGGATATTTTCTACCAACCGCGCCACCACCAGTGGCACATGTAAATCCATTTAGGATGGTGTTATCATTACCACCAGAGGTTCCTAAACTTAAAACTGCGGCTGCGTTTCCAATTGCTGAAACCACATCAATCACACAATCAATAATTTGAGATTTTGCCGGAAGCACTACATTGGTATCGGATTGAGCAATTGCTCCACCAGAAACGTCAATTAAGTGAGTTTGCGCCATAACTACTTGACCTGTGTTTTTCACATTTGTGCCAACTGTTGTGCCAGTAGTTTCTTTGATGGTTCCTGCTTTAATAGGACCAGAAAAAGTTGTTGTACCCATGTCGATCTCCTGTCTTGGGTTTGTCAGTTGCCCCATGCAACTGTCAGGGATGGTGACAGAATAACTTACTTTTAAACAAAAAGAAAGGGGCAACCGAAGTCGCCCCAATCATACTCGGAGGAGATCCTCCTATATCATATATTAGGCTCCAGGGGAACCAAATACACAACGTGGATCACTAAAGCCGAAGCTGTAACGCTCACGAGCTTTGTAGCGCATGTTACCTGTATCGAAGTCTGCCTCCATGCCAGTTGACATTGCAGTTCTTTCGAAATGGATAAATCCACGAGGAGCGTCTGTGAGAATGAAGAACGCATCGGGATCAGTTAGATAGTCATTAACGGCGTAACCGTTTGGTAACATACCCATTGATCTTAGAGCATTTACATCATTATCCGCTGTACCAACACGAAGGTTGGAAACCATCAGACGTTCTGCAATGAACTGTAGTTGACGTGGAATAATTAATTTTAATCCACGTAATGCAACTTTAAGTCCGCGCTCATCGACAAACCCTGCAATGTTGATCAAAGCATCTTCAAGAGATGTTTCGTTCAAATCAGCAGCAGTTGCAGGTTCGTTGGCAAACGTACCACCTGAAGTAAGTGGGTGAGACGCATCACACAACGCAACGCCGTCACCACCTGCAAAAGCACCTGCGGTAAATGCGTTGTTAAGAACTGAAGCAGCCTTAACTTGTTTTGTGTGTGCCATTGAACGAGCCAATGCACGAGTATAACGTGAACCAAGACGATCATAAAGATTGTCTTCGATAGCTTCCTCAGTAATTGAGAATGCCAACGCTATTGTTTCGTGGTTGTAACGAGCAGTAAATGCTTCGTTAGCGTCGTCAAAATTTACTGCGCTACCTTCTGATTTAGTAGGTGCAGCTCCGAAACCAGACAACATAACTTCTTCTTCGAATGCTCGATCAGAAGCTTCTGTTGTATAGATCTCTGCATGTTGGTTTTCGTACCTATCGTACTCCATACCGAACAAAGCGTTGAGACCTGGTTCCAACTCTTTCGCTAGTTGTGCGCGAGATATAGCCATAAGTCAGTCTCCTTATACGCCAGTCGTTGAAACAGTACCGCCTGCAATAGCACCATTTGGTGAATTGAAGGAGTTGTTTAAACGAACGATTAATGGAATACCCGCAGCAGTAAAGTCTGAGTTTTCAGGGTCATCTTGGATACCCATGATACGCAGATTTAAATTTGCGGTGACGGCGATTGTGCCGACAGCCAACTTAGCAGATGAGATACCTGTGGTTGTTGAACCAGAAGCAGCAGTTGCAAAGTTAGCATTAGCAAACACATGTCCTCGCGCAGTAGCTTCACTAGTTAGTGTGCTATCTGAACAAATCACATATGATTGTAATGGGTTGTCATACACAAAGGCTTTGACGGGAAAGTTGGTATCCGCGCCAGAACCGGGCCAGAAGTTAGAAAAAACTTTCTCACCAGTGGTAGACGAAACGTATTCAGTACCGGCAAAAACACCCACAAGACCCACAGTACCACCCGCAGCCGCGCCAACAATGTCAATGAAGCCAGTTGATAGCGGGATTACAGGAGAGCCTTGATAGATCGCGTTTGTGTTTCCGGCTGCTATACGATACTCGGTCGCACCAGTGGTGTTGTAGCCCTGACCGACTACACCAATCGGACGGAGTCCGAATGCAACGTTAGTATTTGCCATAGTAGCAATCCTTTATATTAATCGGAGTCGCGTTCACGGCCTCCGAAGGTTACACGACTTTGCCGATTATTAGAAATCGGCATCGAAGGATGTTGTTCCTTCATCAAGTCCTGATCCACAGCAGTCATTTGTTCGCGGGTTCGGCCCCCGTAATACTCGTTTCTCTCATGCGCTGTCTCTTCAGGTATGCGACACAGCATCAGTCCACCTTGTCCAATCACTCCCTGATATTTGCCATCGTCGATGACAGGAGCTTCATAGTCAGGATACTCATCTGCACGGACGGGTTCCCATCCTTCACGTAGTTTAGCATGGACGTTCATCTTGTCCTCTTCGCCACGCATTGCAATTCGTATCCATCGATGCACAAAACCCGTTGGGGCTTCTGGTGCTTCAAGGTGACTGGGCGGTGCCCATGGTTTTCTGCGAGTTTCTTTTTCTCGTGTTGCGTTATTACGCGGGGTTCTCGTGTCAGCCATTTGTTACTCCTTCACATACTTGGCGTATTCTTCAAGAGGTACGCCCAGTTTTTTCGCAATCGCTACTTGTGAGTGCGATAACTTGACCGACCTGCGCCCTGTCTTTGCTGTACTGCGGGATGCTGAAGCGCCAGCAGCGGCGACCTGTGCTCCACCCGATTTCTTAGCCGCTTGGAATTTGTGTGGAAACTCCTTCCGTATACGACTATCAACCTCAGTATAATACTCATCGCTCTTCGGGTCAAACCCTTCTTCTTCGACAAGTTGTTGATGAATTGCAAATGCCGCAGAAGTCATGACTCGATCTTCACCAAACCAAGTGTTCTTCTCTGCCCATTCTTGTGCCCTTGGATCAGGGGTTGGCTGTGGCGCAGCGGCAGGTTGTTGTTGTTTTTCTGGCTCTTGAACAGGAACTTTAGCTTGTTGTTCCGCACGAGCTTTAGCTGTGTTGTATCTCTGTTGCTCTACAGCAATAGTAGAAATTAATTGTTGAGCCTCTAGCATTTTATCAGAGTCTCCGGCCTCATACGCCTCTTTATAGAGTCGTTTAGCCGCATCAGTTTGAGATTCCAACCTAGTGCCATACTCAGAAAGATACCCAGTATCTAAAGCTTGAACTCGTTCTTTAAGTTTTTTGTTCTCATCTAAAAGTTCTTGAGATACCCTAAGAGCTTCTGCTTTATCCCGTTCTTCCTGACGGTATTTTTCTGTAAGTTTTTTGATGCGATTCTGTACGCCCTTGCTGTATGAATCTAATTCATCCTCTTGTGTTGGTTGTTCTGGTTTATCCTCAGACTGAACCTCTACCTTTTCTTCTTTAGAAGCCTCCACTTTTTCTTCTTTAGGGGCTTCTTCCTTTTCTTCAGGTGTTTCTATTACTATCTCTTCTGCTACTTCAGTTTCAGTTTCTTCTGCCATGTCTACCTCTTACACTTGTTTAATATCATCAGGCTCAAGGATTGTAGCGATGACTTCATCATCATTGATTATACGAACCTCTCCGCCATCAATCTTGAATCGAGAACCAGAGTAACGACCAATGCAAACCCATTGACCTTCCTTGCACCATGGCTCACAATCAGCCCCAAACTTATCTGGGTCTTTATAAGCTAACGGTCCAACCTTCATCACGTATGCTACAGTCGTAGCCACGGATTCACGTTCTCGCACTTCATCAGGAATATATAAGCCACTCGCAGTTTTAGCTTTGCCCTGATACGGCATAACCAAAACCCGCCAACCAGTTGGTTGCGGGAGTCTTTCGAGTAACGGTTTGTCTAAGAGGGACGGGTCTAGCACCCGTTCATTAGCGTCAACATATGCGCTATTCAAAGAGTCAGAGGACTTAGCCTCTTCTTTTTCTTTGTTCATTTTCTGCGCAACGTGGTCAGGAAGATATAAGGTCTTCGACATCGTCTACGTTTTTCTCCAGCAGGGACTTGATTTCTTCTCGCGCAAAAGAGAGTCCCCGTATCTCTCCTACCGTCATCTTGTATTGCTCCCAGTCCTTTACGGCACCGTTTGCAAGGGCTGCGGACAAATCATTTTGCCGCTCCTCTAATTTTTTATACAGATATTTCGATAAGTCAACAACATCCATTACATAAACCAACCATAAATTTTCACCGTCTCTTCTTTACGATGCTTTAAACCATTATATCCACCATTCACTCTTTTTGTGATAGTCTTGATGGTTTCGTCATTGACGCCCTCGTCACAAATCTCCCAAAGTTTGTTCCTGTGAAAAAACCAAATAGCTGATTCCATGGGGTATTTTGTGGCAACCAAGTCAGGATCTTTCATAATCTCTGGTAGATCCATGTCCGCTGCAAACTGAGAATAGTTATTTTTACCAGTGCATTGGAGAAAACCTCTGCCTCGGTATAGCCATCCTTGTCCCTCGTTGCCCATCCTGTCACCGTATACACGGTCAGCAAGAGCTTGTGGATTTCTTGCACAACTCTCAGCATCACTCTCTGTTTTAAAATATTTACCAAATACCGCTAGCACAGATTCTTTGCTGTAGTTTAGGTTCTCCTCTACATATCTGAATGTACCGCTTTCATGCACTAACTGCCCAAGAAAATGCGCCCCACGTTCTGGGTTTAAAGCATAATGGTGACAAATCTTCGTTGCAGTATTGGGACCAAACGCACCATCAGGTGTGGCTCCAATCTTCTCTTGTAAATTCTTTAGTGCTTCACTCATTACTTCTTACCTTTTAAAACTTTTTTAAGCTTCTTAGCTTGATTAGCATGAGTCTTTGAGGCTTTGCTCAAACCTTTTATAATTTTTTTCACCGTAGCTTTTTTTCTTTTATTCATCATTTTATTTTCGCTTTCATAAATAAAACTAAGCCATACACAGTAAGTGCAAAAACAGTAGCAATTCCTACGTCCAATAAATGTTCCCGCATATTATATATGAACTCAATCCCTGCTTGAACATCCCCTTGACTGGACATTGAAGTAATCTCAACGTTTTTTGTGCCAGTAAAATTTTCAATAGTCTGTTCCATAACTACCTCTTAAAAAACTTCTGTACGCCTCTGACACCAAACGATGCAGAGATTGCTATGCCCAAGCTGTAAAAATACCAGTCAGGTGCTTTGGAAAGCTGTTCAAAGCCGTTATGTACCCACCCTTCTGTGCCTGGGATAAACGCCAAAACAAGTGGAATTGACAGCACAATTACAAACCATTCGTCTTTCCAACTCGATTGAGAACCCTGTGCCATGATGCGTTCCCAGTCAGCAACAGAAGTTTCTTTACTAAGCATAATCTTAGCTTTGGCTTCTGCCTCTGTAAGTTTTAATTTTGCACTGGCAGCTTGTGCCTGTGACTTTGCATCAAGCCAACTTCCCGCTAAGTTAGCTATCGGTCCAATTATAGATTGTAACATTACTGTTCCTCCATCTGTATGCTTGTTTTCTTGCTGTCAGACTTTGCGCTATACGCATTAAATCCCATAAAAGCTGCGACCACACCAGAGGCTGCGATTACATACACACTTGCTATATCTGTGATTAAACTCGCTGCTTTGTCAAATCCAAGCACTGAAGCAAGCAGTATAATAAATGGATAGATCAACATCCCTGCAAGAGCAAATCCTGTAAACCTACGCTCTGCATTGCGCTTTAAGTCTCTGTCGATCATTTCAAGCCTACGATCTTCTAAGGCAAGCTTGTTCCACTCGTTTTTTTCAATAACACCGTTTTTGTTTAAATCAGCCTTATCAAACTCCGTCATTTTTTTGACCTCGCATATGCAATGGCAACTCTTTTATCACGGGTAATTATAACAACAAATCCTCGCTTGTCATATATTATGTATTTGTTACGCCGCTCAACTAAAATCACCTTTCTATTTTTATACAGACAACTTTAGAATTTTGATTAGTTACCAATACTTTAGCTTCTTTTTGTGCTGCTTTACAGGCTTCTTCACTAGAGTAACTGCCCACATGGTAATGGTCAAAAGTTCCACTCACTAATTGTAACCATAATAGCACCCACATCGTTACCAACGTCCCTGCCATTTGCCGATGAAATAGAAAATGCAGAACAGGATGCCACCACTGAGGACAAAAATAATAAACCCAATAGTAAAATTAATGGCCGCATCTATTCGCTCCTGCTTTTTATACAACTCTTGTTTTCTTCTTCGACGCATATCTGCTTCAATTTTCAAGACCTCTTTCCAAGCACTCGGTCCATAGTTCCAAGAGATATGATCTTTGATCTCGGCTCTCATCTGTTCCATTTTCTTTTTGTTTGCAAAGATTTCTAAAGCAGTTTCTTCATCAGACCCCTTGAATGTTTTCTTCCAAAAGGGAGGGTTCTTTTCACGCTCCTCAATATTAGAAAAATCAGAGAAAGCTTTACCCCACTGAGACAAAGTTCCCGTCATATCTTGAAGATCCTTGCCCGTAGAAATAGCAGCTTTAAGCGTTTTATACGCCCCTGTCGCTAGAGCAACACAAGATACGGGATCCATTATCCCCTCCGTTGCGCCGCCTGACGCTGCACGTCAATGCGTTCACGGTTTACTTGATTACGGTTCTGTGCAATTTCTTCTTGGCTTTCAATACGAGCAGCATCTGTTGCTGCACGTTGCTGCATTTTCTGTAACTCAAGCAGCATATCGCCTTGATCTTCTTCAGTCTTACGTTGTAGATCTTTCTCTTTCAACGCCAGTTCTTGCATACGGATCTGAACAAGTGGATCTGCCATCGGATCTTCACCCGTTGGTAGCAACCCAGGTAGAACCTCCGCCATAAGTTTTTCCATCTGCATGGAGATCAACTGCTCCATCTGAGCAGGATCCTGCATATCCTGTTGAACTTTCATGATCTGTTGTTGTGCCGCTACTGGATCAATCGCTCCACCTTGTGCTGCCAACTGAGCCTGATTGATGATCTGTTCAATCTCTGCCATGACCATCTGTCGTGCTTTTTGTGACACATGTTCCATAATGTGTGCATAGAATGTACCCATCACTTGCGGTGATGTCATCACAAGTGGTGCTTTCATAAACGCCATGTGCATACGAATATGTGCATCGTGATCTTGCTCTGGAAATGTATTCAGTATCTCACCCATCAAAGCACGAGCATTCTCAATGGCGGGGTCAAGAGGCTGCGGCTTTGGAGGTGGGGGTAATATCTCGTCGATGTTTTGTACCTCGAGGGCTTGGTACATCCGACGATAAGCCGCGTGTAAATTATGCACTTGTGGATTTGATTGAGCAAGCTGCAACTGAGTTTGTGCCAACGTGACTCGCTGCGCCATTGAGAATATATTTGGATCACTGACAGGTACAACATCAACACGGTCATCGAAGTCCTGTGCCTTGATCAGACGATTACCACCCTGCACATCATAAGGGTATTCAGGTGGTAAGTTATCTCTAAAGATCCTAGCTAATACACGGAACTCCTGACGTTGCGAATAATGCAACCTCTTGTGTATTGCTGACATAACCTTCATGCCGCGCTCTAGCATAGCCACTGTGGTGCCCACAGGAGCCGCTGTGTTGCCGTCTCCAGTCTGTTGGTCTGCTAGTGAAACAAAACGTCTACCGCCCTCTATGAGTGCTCCTAGAAGTTGTGCAAGGGTCCCTGATGGCTCTTTATACGGTAGCGGTATAATCGCATCTCGTATGTTGCCGCCCGGTGCATCTATGTCCCGCCACTCACCCGGTTGTAACGGCTCATCATCGTTGCGAACCCTTACGCCCCTAGCCTTGAATCCTGCCGGGAGATTGGCAAGTGTACCCGCATCGATTAACTGTCGAAGGATACTCGTTGCCGCACGACCAAGACCACCAATCATGTGAATGAGTCCAAAGCCATAGAACCCCAATCCTGGCATGAACTTGTAATGCACAAAGTACTGTGTCTTTTTTGCAAGCCCTGCGCCCTCTTCAAAATTACGGCGAATGGCTAGAACCTGTCCCGATCCCTCATCAATCGTTACAATGTATGGTAACGCAATCCCTGTTGGCTCTCCACTTGGAGACATGTCTTCAAAACCCTCAATATCTAGATCGACATGCATCTCCAGAATAGTAAACACATCATCGGTGTAGCCTTTGGAAGTACCCTGTATTTCATCTATCTTCTGTCGGACTTCGTCTTCACCCTCTTCATACTTGCTTAGTTCTACATCTTTGTAGACCCCCGCAATCTGCATCTTGCGAACATCATTCGCGTCCATGCGAAGAACATGCGTAACCCTAGAAGCAGTCGCCAGATCCGATGCAGCATAAGGTACAACCAGATCCTGCGCCGGAATGAATTTAGATACAGCCCTTTGTTTCGCTTCGTCAAAATATACTTTCTTAAATGTAGAACCAGACAACGGTAAATAGAATAACAACTGATCCATGTCTGGATCAAATTCTTCCATGACCTCCATAATCTGATAGTTCATGAAGTTCTTTACACGACTAGCTTGTTCTTCTCTATCTGCGTTTTGTAATCCTAAGACTTGTGTCTTTACTGGACCACCAGATGGTAATAGTTCTTTGTACGCTTGTGCTTGAAACTGTGTAACACTTTCTGCAATCAGCGGGTGCGTGACCCCAGAAGCCCCTTCAAACGGTTGAGAACGCTCTTCATGCTTGACACCAAGCTGATCCAAACCTTTTGTATAAGTGTCTTCCCACTCAGAGCGAGACTCTAAATCTTCTTCATAAGACCCACGAAGATCCGACGAAATTTCTCCAAGATACCCATCATCTAATAGCTCCGCTAAGTTAGCATCATGTGGAACTTGTTGTTCTTGTTGTGCGCCCATGATGGCTTCTGCCAAAGCTTGCACAACCGCACCCCCTTGTCCATCGGGTATGATCTCTGCCCCACCATCAAAGGTCTCAGGCTGTGGTACAGATACATCAACCGATGTTTGATCCGCTACCATATCTTCGGGTCTAATTCCTGAATCTACGAGTGGTGGTAATGCCATTAGTAATACTCCCGTCTAGGACGATACTCATCGTGTTGCTCGTCTTCACCATGCAGCGATACAAATCCGCCCTGACGAAAACGCATCAGTGCTAAAGTCATACTATCACAAAAGTCATCGTGATCGCCATTAGGAAATGAAACAACTTCTTCAATAACTTCATCCGCAAATTTCTTGTCTATTGGTGCCCATACTACACCCGCTTCAAACAATGGCGCAACCATGTGCATTCGCGTTACCTTATCACGACCTTTCCCTGGCGCAAAGCCTAAAGCAGGAATACCACGTAAACGTAGCTCGTCAATCAACGGTGTACCCGTAGCTTTTGCCTCCACAAGCACCATATCTGGCTCCCAATACTCGTATTCCTCGTAGGCTTTCTCTTTTAATTCAGGAAAATTCCACCGACCACGCTGCGCATCCATCAATACGATGTTGTCTGGCCCACCTTCCTCTGGTTCAAAGATGCCCCACGTTGTAATCGCGCTATAATCAGCGGATTCTTTCTTGGAAAACGCTGTATCATACGACTGAAGTATGTATTTTACGGGCGGGATCTCTTCTTTTTCCCACGGTTGCCACCATTCTCGTTTAACTATGGCAGATTCGGACGTAGTTGGCGTTTGTTGCCACTGTGCGTTCCATTTTCCTACAGGTAACGACGCTTTGATGGATAATAATGCGTCTTTTTCCCAAAATTCAGGCCACAATGGCTTGTCTGACGGCAAAATTGCAGGAAATTCTACAACTTCCCACTGATCTGCCATGACATCACTGCCCTGCGCCGCTATCAAACGGCCTGTCAAGTCTTTTTTACCCCATCGAGTCATAACAATTATGATCGCACCACCCGGTTGAAGCCTCTGTCGAGGTCCAGAGGTGTACCATTCGTATGCATTGTCGAATGCACCCTCGCTCAGAGCGTCCTGTTCCGAGTGAGGGTCGTCAATGACAAACAAGTCCGCACCGCGACCAGTAACCGCCGCTCCAACACCCGCTGCAAAATACTCACCACCCTTGTCGGTTTGCCATTTACCCGCTCCTTTGTTGTCTTCTTTCAGATTAGTGTCAGGAAATATGTCTTTATATTGTGGATCGTCTATAAGATCTCGAACCTTACGTCCAAAACGCACCGCAAGTTCCGTATTGTGAGTTGCTTGAATAATTTTGAGCTTTGGATTCCGTCCCAGAAACCATGCAGGCATCAAAAAACTAGCAAACTCAGACTTAGAGTGACGCGGTGGCATGTTAATAATCAAACGTTTCAACTTACCCTGCGCCACCTGTTCTAGTTTTTCCGCTATAATCCGGTGGTGTTTACCCTCAATGAAGTTCTCATATACGTGATGCGCAAAGGGCATGAAATAATCTTGCGCTTTTTCACGCAGATCTAGTTTTTTCTTAGCCTCTGTAAGGGCTAGTATCTCTTTCAGAGCTTCTTCTGGTAAAGCTTGTAAGTTCATGCGCTACGTGTGATTGGATCTACCCGTTCAGTGTCAGTAACTGTTATTCTACGTTGACCCGGACCACGTTGTCCTCTTGTTGCCAAACCTGTATAGGCACGAGTTCCTGCACCCGCACGCTGTCTAACCGCTGTTCGAGTCTTCTGACAAATCGGACCGTCCGCAGTTTGCACCATCGTATAACCCTCTGGGCATTCAACAATCTCTTCACCCTTGTCATTGGTTTTAGTTACAGGGGGCACGATCATCGGACTATCTACATCAACTTCTACACCAGTGTCAGTGTCCACTACCTCGTCTTCAACCTCTACTTCGACTTCCTCATCTTCATCTGGCTCATCTGGACCTACCTCAACTATAACACTCGGCTCCGGCTCTGGTTCTGGTTCTGGCTCCGGCTCCGGCTCTGGTTCTGTCTGAATCTCTGGCTCTGGTTCTGTCTGAATCTCTGGCTCTGGTTCTGTCTGAATCTCTGGCTCTGGCTCTGGCTCTGGCTGTACTTGGTTATTGTTCATCGTATTTACAATAGCATCTGGACCCAATGCTACGAGGTTAGATGTTTCAGCATTTGCAATGGCGGGATTGGAAAGAGCTTCTTCGCTAACTAAACCTGCATCATACAAAGATTTTATACCAGTCTTGGAAACTACTTTTCCAGAACCTTGAAGTTGTTGTGCTCGTGCGTTTTGCAAGACCTGCATTACACGGTCAAAATTTGGAGGTGTTTGCGCCGCGGCTATTCCAGAAGTTTCATCTGGTTGTGAAACAATCGTCAAGTTACCCGGAGTATTCTGTATATTCTGTATTGCTTGTTCAATTCCAGATGGAGGCGTTCTTTCCAAACTAGCCGCACCTGTTATTTCTGTGGCACCCTCTGGCACAATACCCTGAGATACTTTCGCAGCCGCATCCGCCGTAAGCGGGGTTTCTGGACTAAGTTTAACAGTGAATCCAGTTTCAGTGTTCGACATCGTCCTGTTGTCGCCGTCAAAAACAATGTTTTCATCTACAACAAATTCATTACCTGTCATTAAAGCCTCCGCAGCTGTTATGTCTCTTGGAACATCTTGGTCTTGAGTTGCTGTATAAGAGGTGGGAACTGTGGACGAAGCTAACTGACCCGACGTTGGGAATTTACTAGGATCTAACCCCACTGTCGGTGATTGACTAGAATCTGCACCCGCTGTAAGACCTGCAACGCTAACTGGTGCTGCTGAAATTGCGCCAACAAGAGCTTGCACTCTGGCACATAGATACGGGTCGGTCGCAAGA